GGCGGTGACGCCCTTGTAGATCGCGAACGCCGCGCCGACCGCGCCGAGCCCGACAGCGGCGCCGCCGAGAGCCAGAAGAGCTGAGTCGAGAGCGGCGACCTCGCCGGCTGCCGTGGACGCCGCGGCGCCGACGCTCGAGATCGACCCGACCGTGCCGGCAGCCCAGACGCCGACCCGGATCGCGACGAGCAGCTCGAGCGTGTTCTTGAACGAGCCGGTCGCTCTGTCGACCGCGCCGATCGCTGCTCCTGCGTCGTGGAGGACCGTGACGAGGTCGTGGAACCCGGTCTTGACGTCGTCGGTCGCCTTCTTCTCGTTGCTGCTCTTCGACAGCCACTTGTCGCCGGCGGCGAGCCACCGGTTGAATGTCGGCAGCACAGCTTCGCCGAGGAGGGTCTCGAAGTCGGCGAACGTCGCCTGGAACCGCTCCGTCGCCGTGGTCGACGAGCGCGCCTGCCCGGCGTACTTCGCCTCGGCGGCCGCGAGCGCCGTCTCGACCGACTCGCCCTTCTTCACCACGATCCCGTACCGCTGCAGCGAAGCGGTCTTCCCGTCGATCGCCTTCCCGATCGCCACGCTCACCTGGGTGAGGTCGAGGCCTCTGGCTCTCGCGATGTCCTCCGCCAACCCCATGTACCGGACCGCGGCCTGCGCCTGCCCGGTCGTCAACGTCATCGCCTTGAACCCGGCCAGCACCTCCGCGTTCGTGAACCCGAGGCGGGCGCCGGAGGAGACGAGCCGGTCGATGTCGGCCCTGTAGGCGGCAAGGTTGCCGCCGGTCGACTTCACCGCAACATCCAGCGACCGCAGAGCGGCCTCGTAGGCTTCGGCGTCGTCGATCGACCCCTTCACGACCTCGAGCGCCCCGAACGCCGCCCCCAGCCCGAGCAGGTTGAACGCGAACCCGCGCGCCTGCTTCGCCGCCGCCGAGAACTTCGACGACGCCTTGTCGAGATCGCTATGGACACCCTTCAACGACCTGGACAGCGACGCATTCGACGCCGAAGCGGTCTTGTTCGCCGCAGCGCTCTCCTTCGCAGCCGCGGCCTGCGTCTTCTGCGCCTTCGACAGTGTGTTCGTCGCCGTCGTCACCGCCTTCACCGACGACACAGCCCCAGCACTCTCGCCGAGGAAGACGAGCCGGACCTCCTGATCAGCCATCCGTCGCCGCCTCCTCGTTACGCGCACGCTGCGCCTGAACCGACTGCGTCAGCCTCCGCCGCTCAGCGATCCGCAACCACCCCGTCAACTCCCGAAACGGCATCTCACGCCACCGATGCACGCTGAACCCCGGGACCGAATCGGCGAGCAGCTCGATCTGCTCGAGCCAGCGCGCCTCGTCCGCTACCGCTTCCGCCGCGAACGCGGCGTCGTCTTCCGGGTCGACGGCCTCCCCCGCGGTGCCGGCTTGGGCGCCGGCTCCTGAGGGTCCGCGGCCGGGGCGACCTCGAGCAGCCCGATCAGCGTCAACACCCGGCGCAGCACGACCGCCAGAGCAGCAGCCCCGAACGGAAGCTCCTTCAGCTCCGGACGGTAGACCTGGAAGATCGGCAGCAGCGCCGCCTCCGCCTGGCCGACCGTCCGGCCGAGCTCGGCCGCGTTGCCTTTCGCCTCCGCCTTCGCGAGCCGCACCAGCAGCGCGTACAGCTTCAACGTCTGATCGGTGCGGAGATCACCAGGGATCGTGTACGTCTCTCCGCGGTACTTGAACTCGATGTCCTCAGGGACGAGCTCGTCGATGTCGACGATCTCGGGCATGGTGGGCTCCTCTCAACGTGGAAAGCGCGCCAGCCGACCCCTTGGTGGTGCCGGCTCCGTTCGGCGAAAGGGGATCGACTGGCGCGCTCTGCCGGTCTCAGGTTGTTCGTCGGCCTACGGCGCGTACGCGGACGCGTGCGCGTTCCCGAGCGTGATGATCAGCGCCGTCGTCGCGCCCTTCAGCACCCGGCCCGAGTAGGTCTCGTAGACGGTCTTCCCGTCGGGGTCGAGGTCGTCGATGGTGACGGTGTCGTAGGCGACGAGCGGCGCGTTGATGTTCACGTACCGGTTCGCGACGCCGGCGGCGCCGTACATCGCGATCGCCTGGAACGACCCGGTCGCGACCGACGTGGTCGGCGCGACTCCGGCCCCGTAGGCGACCTTCTGCCAGAGCGTCGAGTTCTCGATGCGCCTGGTGAACTCGAACGTGGTGTCGCGGGACATGACGACGATGTCGTCGGCGTCGATCGACTGGGCGTACAGCTCCTCGACGTTGAGGGCGATGTCGAACTTGAAGTGGCTGATCTTGGTGTCGGTGGCGCCGTCGACGAGGTAGCCGCCGGACGGTGCGAGGTTGTGGAACAGGATCGGCGCATCCCCGTACAGGGTCGGCGTGACCGCGGCGAACGACGCCCCGTACTGGGCGGCGTTGTAGGGGGCGGTGATCTTCCACGGCTCGCCGCTGTTGCCCTCGATCGTGAGTCCGGTGAACTGGACGTCGGAGAGCATCTGGGCGATCAGCGAGCCGGGATGCTGGATCAGCATCGTCCCCTTCGGATGCGACGCGTGCCCGGTGTGGAAAGTGATGTTCGCCGGGCCCGAGGCGCCGTCCCAGGTCGCTCCGCCGGGGACGAGCTGGAACAGCTGGCCCGCGATCTCGGGCCTGAGGTTGACGACGAGGGTGCCCGGCACCTTCTCGGTCTTCTTGTACGCAAAGCCGACGTCGAGGCCGTCGCCGCCCTCGCGCTCGTAGACGACCTCGAGCGCCGGCGTCGGCGCGGTCGTACCCGACAGGTACTTCGCGAACCGGAGCTTGGCCGGGGTGACCTGCGGGGTGCCGAGGGCGGACTGCATGCCGAGCGCCACGAAGCCGTTCGGATCCGCGCTGGAGAAAGGCATCGGTGTCTCCTTCGATCGTCGAAGTCGGTGAGCGTGCGCCGGGCTCCGAGGCGCGGATCAGGTGGTCGGCCTAGTCGCCTTCCTGCTGGCGTGCGATGAAGATCTGGAGGAAGAACGACCGCCACATCGACGTGTCCTGGTTCGGGTCGAACGTCGGCCCGACGACGTGGCGGACAGGCTCGATGGTGAAGGCGCTGTTGGTGAGTGCTTCGCGCGGCGCGTCATCCCAGAGCGTCTCGATGACGGCGCGGCGGTGGCGGAGAAGTTTCCTGCCGACGCGCTCGCGGTCCATGTCCTCCTCGACGACCATCACCGCGAGCGTCTCGGCGTAGATGAACCCGTGCGAGCCCTCCTTCTCGTAGGAGGGCGACTCGCCGAACGGCGTGACGACATAGCAGGGCGCCGCAGCGAGCGGGCCCGGGAGCCCGAACGGGAAGATGTTCGCCGGTGCTGCGATCGTGACGCCCTTGGTGTCGGCGGCGTTGATCGTCGCGATCCTCGCGGCGATGCCGGCGCTCAGTTTCGCGATCGCAGCGTCGACGAGAGGCTCCGACAGGTTAAGGCTCGTGGTCATGTCAGCCGCGCCCGAACGCGATCGCCGCCTGCTCGTTCAGCCACGACACCGTCGCCGCCTCGAGCTGGCGGCGGTTCTCGAGCGGCAGCGGGTCGGGGATCACCTGACGTTGCGGCGGACGGCCCGCGATCTCGCCGCCGTCCTGGTGGTAGCCCGCATACGGGACGCTCGTCCCCCATGTGAGCGACCGAGGCCCGATCTGTGCGGCCTGCTGCGGATCGACCAGCGTCCGGTACAGCGACTCCGCACGATCGTCGGTGCGAAGCGGCGCCAGCGAGAACCCCTTCGCCGCCTTCTGCCGCAGCGTCGACTCCGCGAGCGGCGGCCACGCGCCCTGCCCTTCCGACTCGAACCAGGAGAGCTCCATCGCCTCGACGATCGGGATGAACCTCGCCCACAGGCCGGTGAGGTCCTCGAGCACCTCGCGGAAGCGGCCCTGCTGACGCTCGACGAACTTCAGCGGCGGCGTGAATGTCATCTCGACCGCCACTAGAACTGCATCCCGACCTGGATCTGCGCGACGACGCCGCTTGTCGCGTCGCTGTTCGACTCCGAGTACGACCTGGGCAGAAGCCGGTTCGTCTCGGACGAGTCGATCGCCGCGCCCGGGATCGGCTGGCCGCCCGTCCGGATGAGGGCGAGCGCGTCCTCGTACTGCTTGAGGTAGTCGGCGCCGAGCGTCGCACGGTTCCCGGTGCCGGCCACGGGCAGGTTCGGGAACATGATCGAGAGGACGCGGCCGGTGATGCCTTTCTTCGCGAGGCCGACCACGAACGCGTAGCCTTCGGTGGCGCCGCCGGAGGCTGCGGGGATGACGGGGACGATGTAGCCGGCGGCTGCGGCGGCGGCGTCGATCTCGCCTGCGACCTCGGCGATCATCGAGGCGACCTGGTCGAGCGTCGGGTTCGACGACCCGGTCAGGACGACGTGCGCGGGGAACGGGATATCGGTCGCGCCCAGATACGCCACGAGGCCACCTCCACAGGATGCGTACTACGGTGTAGAAGCGGGCTAGCCGACGAGGCGGCCCAGGTCGCGGCCGAAACTCTTGGCCGCCGCGATCGCGCCGAGAGCGCCCAGCACAGCGGCCGCCGCGGAGACCACCACGATGAGCCGTCTCACGCCGCCACCGCCCCGGCCGCGACAGCTTCAGTGTCGGCGGCCGCGAGTGCGGCCCACTGCTCGGTGCGGAGGTCCCAGGACAGCTCGTCGAAGCCGTCGCGGGCGGCCAGGTGCATCCGCTTCCACGCCCTCTCGTCAGAGAGCGCCTTCACGACCTGGCTGACGAACCGGCGCTTGTAGACGGGCGACCCGTTCACGGGTTCCTCTTCGCCGCCCGGAGAAGGAATGAGGCAGCCGTGGTCGCCGACGGTCTCCGCGAGCGCCGCGAGGTCGGAGGTGACGATCGCGAGACCTGACGCGCGGGCCTCCATCGCGCCGATGCAGCTGGTCTCCATGAACGCGGTCGGATACGACCAGACGCGGGCCTGCTGCATCTCTTCGATCAGGTCCTTCTGGCCGATCCTGCCGCGCAGGAACACGCCGCCGTCCTCGCCGCCCGCGTCCGCGGCGAGCTTCAGCACGTGCTGCTTGTAGGCCAGCAGGCCCGGGTTCGCGATCGCGACACGGTCGAGGATGTCGAAGCCGTAGAAGACGTGGAGTTCGGCGTCGGGGACCTGGTCGCGGATCTTCGGCCACACCTCGAGCATCACGTCGAGGCCGCGGTCCGCCGACGAGCTGTAGACGCACCGTGGCTTGCGGTCGGCGAACGGCCTGTCGGCGTCGGGGTAGCGGTCGTCGTCTTCGCCGATCCCGTTCAGTGTGATGCCGTTCCGGATGATCGTCAGCTTCTCCTCGACCCACGGGTAGAGGCGTGCGAACCGGTCGCGCTGCCAGTCGGAGAGGACGACGACGTGGTCGATCTTGGCTGCGCGTTCCTCGGTGAGGATGCCCGGGTAGGAGTGGTCGTGGCACCAGAGGGCGGTCTGGCGTGCGCCGATCGGGTTGTCGAAGACATGGGCGAGGCGGGAGACGACGAGGAGGTCGCATTCGTCGGTGGGATCCCAGGCGGTGAACGGCCGCCAGAGCGCGCCGGCGTAGAGGCCCGGTTCGGCGCCGGAGTAGACGCGGACGTCCCAGCCGTCGGCGGCGAGGCGCGCGCTGACCTGGACGAGCGCCGTCTCGGAGCCGCCGAGGCCGGTGGTGTTGATCGATGCGGGCGACCACGGCTCCCAGCCTGCGCCGGCGTAGAAGACGACGCGGCCCTTCTTGCGGCCGGGCTTGTAGGCGGCGAACCCGACGCGGTCGCCGTTGGTCTGTCCGAGCGCGACGATCTCGCCGCGCGGGGAGAGCACCTCGGCGAGCTCCGACAGGGGAAGCGCGCGCAGGTGGCCTTTCCGTTCGACCTTGGCCCATCCGGGCAGCTGGCCCTGCTCGAAGGCGCCGTTCGGGGTGGAGAGGTAGACGCGGCCGCCGGGGGCGACCAGATCCTCGATCCGGTCGAGCGTGAACTCGATGTCGGGGACGTGCTCGAACACCTCGAACATCGACACGGCGTCGTATTTCACCGTCTCGACGGCACCGCGGGCGAGTCCTTCCCCGGCCTCGTTCAGCAGCTTCGCGGCGTCGTGGAGGTCGCCTTGGACGACGGTGACGTCGCGGCCGAACCGTTCGATCCGCTCCAAGGCGAGATCGTAGGAGCGCTGGTTGAGCTCGACGCCGTCGCACCGGTAGCCCTGCCGGGCGAAGTATTCGCCCATCCACCAGTCGTTGCAGCCCAAGTCGAGAAGCCGCGGCTTCCGGCCGAGCTCGGCCTCCTGCTCGCGGAGTCCCTGCTCGAGGCCTGCGACACGGCCGAGCC